AATCGCGGTCAACAATGACAGTAAAATCATCAATGATTTCTATAATTCTATAGGCAATATTATTAACAACAATGGATTCTCCAACTACTACATCAAATCCAAAATTGGTCATATTACCTGTTATCGCATTTGATCCATTTACTACATTGATCGTTCCGACAATATCTTTTTCGATTATGTCAGTGTCGTAGGATTTTAACGATTCAAATATATCCAATTCGGGTATGCCTGTTTCAATTTTTTCAGAAGCATATTGAAACAATTCCACTTGCAATTTGTACACATATAGTTTACCTAATTGAAAAAAAGGATCTTGGTGCTGTACAAATTTAATTTCAAATAAACCTTTGGTTAATGGGAAATAGATTAGATCGCCTTCATTAGGTCTTTCGGGTAATTGTGTTGCGCCTGTTCTACCGACAAATTGTTTCCATTTTCTTCTGGGTACAATTAAAGTTGCCGACTGTTCCACCATTAAACCAAATTTCTGTGTAAAATATCCTTGGCCGCCAAATGCGTCGATATTCTCGAAATACATCACTAATTGATATGCCGAACCGAATTTTGATAATCGGTCTTCGCCGAGCACTTCATCTTTAGCGATTAGCGTGCGCGGGATATAATACATTTTATGACCATAGATGTTTATAGATTCTATGATCAAATCTTCCACTAAATTCTGTTCGGATTGCGTACCTTGCGTAAAGTAAACATTGCCTGATTCTGCTCCTCTCATAGTTTTATCCTAAAAACCAATTCAAAGGTGCTGATTTTGTCATTAATTCTTCTTCTAGGTCTTTAATTTCAGACATTGCATCGTTGTATATAGATGGGCCATCTATAGTTACGCCACCTGGTAATTGTATACCACTAAACTTAGAAAGATTAATACCCCATTGTTTTTTGAACAATGCAATAGTATAATGTTTCAACCACAATTCATTCCATAATCTGGGCGCTGTGGCAGGATCTAATGCGCCATATCCATCAACCAGAATATAATCGCCAATAGTAGTATCTATTTTCCAAGTAATATCAAGGTAGAGTTTATTGGTAAATCGATTAAATCGAATATCAGGTTTGGCATTTAGCTCAAAATCCAACATATCTAAATGCTGCATAATGGTTTTATAATAGATCATTGATGTTGATGTAACGTCATATAAATCGTGTAGACGTAATTGATATTGTAGGTCAAACATATTCTTGGATGAAGATGCTTGCGCCATTGGAATAACCCGCGTTACGCCATACATTAAATCGGGGATAGTGACATAACGATTGTCGTATATGCCTTTGATAACTGGATCAACGCCTAGAGTTGAGGCGGTTGATGATATTTCGCCTGTAATAGTTTCACCATCGATAAAATTAATATCGGAACTAATATTGGCAACAATGAGGGTATTTCCGGATGATTCACGACCTTGTGGTTCTTTGACAACAGTTGCAGTTGCTCCGGAAATAGAACCTTTAATTACTTCGCCTGTGGTATAATCGCCTGCATTATTTTCAACCAATGCGATTGATGATGCGGTGATTTTATACTTGGCATAAACTTGTTCAATACCTTCAGGATGATATAAATGCCAATATTCAAGTGCTTCATCAATGCGATCTTCTAATTGATCGTCATCGACATTTATTTCTATTACGGGTTCCCCAAGTGCGCGGAGTGCGTAATTTTTTAAATCTTCTCTTGAATGTAGTGCCATTTATATAACCTTATGATATGAGAATGGTTGGTGCAGAATAACTACACCAACCTTATTATCATTATTTATTCAACTGAGATTCAAGTGCAGCAATTCTCAAAGATTGTTCTTTCAATGCTTCAACAAGGAAAGGAATCACACCTTGATAATTGACTGTCAATGTACCTAGTTCTTCATTTTTACCAACCAATTCTGGAATGATTTCTTCGATTTCTTGAGCGATGAAACCATAAGTTTTAGCACCAGAATCTTTCCATGTATATGAAACGCCTTCCAATTGATTAACAATATCAGTTGCAGATTCAATTTTAACAATATTGTCTTTTAATCTTCTATCTGAGTTGGTATCAAAGTTAGGCGCAGTAACAGTACCTGTGAATGTAGCTCCAGATAATGTTGCGTAACTTGATAAACTTGATGCATCCGCTTTACCTGAAATCGCAGAAGTAACATTAGCCGCTGTTTGATAACCACTATCATTAGTAAAAGAACTAACAGTAGTTGGCACGGTTGGAATAGTCGGTTTACCTGTTAAATCAGCATATGCACCAGAGAACAATTCTGTTTTGTCTGCTTTTAACGCTAACGCCGAAGTTACATCTGCAGAAGATGCTTTAGTAGATACGACATTAGTCAATGCAGCTGCAGCAGATTCATCGGATGCTAATTGTGTAGCAATTTCTGCTAACGTATCTAATGCAGCAGGTGCCGCGCCAACAACTGCTTGGATAGCAGAAGACACATTAGCGGCAGTTTGATAACCAGAATCATTAGTGAAAGAACTAACAGCAGTTGGAACGCTAGGAATAACTGGTTTACCGGATAAATCTGCATATGCGCCAGATGTAGCAACAGTCGCTAAATCAGCAGAGTTTGCTTTTAATGCTAACGATGCATCAACAGTAGATTTAACGGCAGCAGCATCAGCAGTTGCTTTTAAATTCAGAAGGTTGTTGTCCATATCTGTAAAAGATAGACGACCGCCTTTTGATGCTCTTGTAATAATTGTTGTAGACATTCTTGCTCCTAAAATAGAAGAGGGGGACTATCCGAAAATAGTCCCGAGGAAGTATTAAACGTATAATGTATCTGCAAAAGCAGCGATAGCAGCAGCAATTAATGCGTCTACTTCTGCCTTTGTGTAGGTATCAGATTTATCCGCTTTAAGGTCAATATTACCTTGTAGAGTAATATCCGCTGCTTGGCGATCTGAAACTTCAGTTGCCAAATCAGTAACAGAAGACGATAAACCGCCTGTTAATGATGCCAAATCAGCAGCAACCAAATACCCAGCGTCATTAGTAAACGCAGATACTGTAGATGGTACAGTTGGAATTGTTGGTTTGTTGCTTAAATCAGTATAAGAACCTGATGTGGCAACAGTTGCCAACGCAGAACTATTTACTTTCAATGCTAACTGAGCGTCGACATAAGTAGTTGATGCTTTACTAGAAACGGTGGTTGTCAATGCAGATACTGCACTTTCATCACTTGCTAACCGAGTAGCAATTTCTTGTAATGTATCTAATGCAGCAGGAGCAGCACCAACAACTGCCTGAATTGCTGTATTTACTTGGGCAGACGTCTGAAAATTACTATCATTAGTTAAATCACTAACTTTTGATGGTAAACCTGATACTTGACTTGCAGAAATCGCGATTGGTGTAGTGCCAGTTACTGTCAATTTACCAGTATCCATACTGAATAAAGGCACTTCTGTCGCAGAACCCACAACGACCGATGATGACACTACATAATTAGTCAAACTCCATACGGTATTACCATAAACAGTACCATTAGTTACTTTTAACTTGGAATTTGCAGTTACTCCAGTAAATGATGCAGCAGTAGAAGCACTGTATTTAATATACGTTCTATTATTTGCATTTGTGCTAACATATAACCCATTAAATGCACTGTTATTAGTACATTTAAGAATAATGAATGTTCCCACATTGTTATTACCTGTCCAACCATCAAATACATTTGTGTATAAAGTAATTTGACCACTACCGTTATCTGTAAAACTACCAGATGTAATTTCGTATACTGCCAATACAGATACGGCACCAGATGACGCATCTACAGTGTGTCTAACTACTGGTTTCGCATTACTGTCAACATATTGTTTAGTGGTAGCGTGTAATGCCACGGAAGGATCACTAGATAATGTTAAAGCGCCTGTTAATGTTCCGCCAGACAGAGCTAATCCATCAGTGATACCATAGCCACTTAGAGTAGTAGGATTAGTACCAGCAGTTACTCGACCTTTAGCATCGACTGTTACTGATTTATAAGTACCAGCAGTTACGCCACTTGCGGCTAAAGTACCAGCAGCAGTTACGTTAGCAGAACCATCAAATGAAGCAATTGACCAAGAAACATCGCCAGTCATGCTGATTGAACGAGGAGTTGATAGTTTAGCAGCAGATGAAACAGCACCGCCTGATGTAATACCATCAGTAATGCCATAACCAGCCAAAGTAGTCGGTTTACCGGAACCAATTTTAGCCCAATCCAAAGATGGAACATCACTTGCACTCAATGAAGTAGAACCAGTTACCAAACCTTTTGAATCATAAGTAATTTTGGTACCAGTACCAGCAGTAATTGCGGCATTAGCTGCAACTTTTCCTGATACAACAGCGGTTAACGCAGATACTGCACTTTCATCACTTGCTAACTGAGCAGCAATTTCTTGTAAAGTATCTAACGCCGCAGGTGCCGCACCAACGACTGCTTGAATCGCAGAAGTGACTTGAGCACCGGTTTGGAAATTACTATCATTAGTAAATGCAGAAACCGCAGTTGGTACAGTAGGAATTACTGGAGTACCTGATAAATCTGCATATGCGCCACTTAATGCGACAGTTGCTAACCCAGATGCATCAGCTTTGCCAGAAATTGCAGAACTAATTGCCGTACTAACTTGTGAGCCAGATTGGTAATCAGAATCATTAGTGAACGAACTAACAGCAGTTGGAACGCTAGGAATTACTGGTTTATCAGTTAAATCATTGTATGATGCAACAACTGGTCTTGCAGCCAAATCAGCAATGTCAGAAGCTAATGCGGTTTCAGCAGCAGTCGCTCTAACCGTTTCAGCGTCAATTGATGATTGTAAAGCAGTTTCTGCTA